AAGTTTGTGACTACCCTATTGAAGGAGGGTGTGATTGGTCCTAATTATAATGACGCAAAACCTAAGTCACCAACAGGTAGATCATTCAATAAGAAACCCGATCCTATCTTTTCTGCTAGAAGAATAACCTCTGCCGATGTAAAGAAGACGTCAATCTTGTTGAAAAAGAATCCCGAACACAGAATATTTGTAGGATTGGATTCGCCTTGGGGAGATGTTAATCGGATTAAGATATCCCACAAGTTTAATGGAACACCGATATCAGCATTCTTTGCGCCAACAGGATCTAGAAAATTCAAGACATTAACTAAGGAAGAGCGTGAGGTAATATTCCCGAATCTATACGTTCATTCAATGTTAATATCTAGAGTAAATGCGATAGACCTTATACCAGACGTAAGTATTATAGTATCCGAGGGTATATATTCTCCTGGTCCTAATGAAAAGGTTACTCCTAAGAGCGTTAACGATTACAAGAAGACTGGTAAAAGCATAGTCTATAAGGTTGTGAATGCATATGGTAAGGTCGATAATGCTAAGACATATGACCTTGCTCTTAAGATTAAGGATAGCTTCTACTTTGAGGAATTAACTGTAGCTTATGATACCATGGCACCAGATGGATCCTTAACCAGTAGATTAATAGTAACACTTCCAGAGATAGATAAAAACTATTTTGCTATATTCAATCGGAAGCTGTCCACAACCTTTAACAACTTTAATTTCTCCCAAAATGAGATTGTTGAATTAAGTACTCCTGCCAAGGGTGCATAAATAGATAGAAAACGAGTATAAAAATGGCAGTAACAAAAGTCTTATCTAAGCAGGACGGGAATCTGAATACTAGTACTCTTGTGACTAGTAGAAACAAGATATTCCGGGATATTGATATTTCGTTCACACCTAAACCAAATGGTGAACTTTATGTCAAAAGAGATGCTGCGGCTGTAGATCAGGCTCTTAGGAATCTAATCCTAACTAACCATTTCGAAAAACCGTTCCAACCTTTTTTTGGTGGAGACATTACATCAAAGCTATTTGAGCTCATCGATGACCCGGATATAGAAGAAGAATTGGTTGATGATATTACGCATCAAATCGAGATCTATGAACCGAGAGCAATAGTTAGAAATATAGACGTTAAGGCAGAAGAAGATTATAACAGTTTAAGTGTTACTATAGAATATCAGGTCATAAACTCCCAAGAGACCGTAACGCTTACAACATCAGTATCAAGGCTAAGATAATATGGCAACTACAATTAGATCAACCGCATTAGACTTTAATAACATAAAGAATAATCTGAAGACCTACCTACAGAGTAAGGAAGAGTTTGCCGATTATAACTTCGAAGCTTCTGGGCTATCCAACATCCTAGACGTTCTTGCACATAACACCCATATGAATGGTCTTATTGCTAACTTTGCACTAAATGAATCTTACCTCCCAACTGCACAGCTTAGAAGCTCTATGGTGTCTCTGGCTGAAGGTGTTGGTTATATCCCCGATACGGATACAGCTTCCAGAGCTACTCTAAAGCTTACCGTAACTGTTCCATCGGCTCTGCAACCTAGACAAGCTACAGTTCAACTACCGGCATACACAGGCTTTAACACAACTGTTGATGATATATCCTATACATTCAGAACTATCGAACCATACTATGCAACTGATAACGGCAGCGGATTCTATGAGTTTAAGACAGCAAGTGGATCCACATCTATTCCGATATACGAAGGGACCTTAAGAACAAAGACATTTGTGGTTGGCCAATACGTTGATAACCCAGTGTATATCATTCCTGATTCTACACTTGACGCTGATACGGTTTCAGTAAAAGTTTATGATGCTGCAAGCGGTACGGACTTTGTCGATTATCAAAACATCCTAAACGTTTCAAGTATCTCTTCAGCCTCTACTGTCTATATCTTAAAGGAAGCGCCAAACGGTGACTTTGAACTTTCATTTGGTGACGGTTCAACATTTGGTATTGCTCCTGCGTCCGGTAGTAGGATCGAGGTAGAATATCTATCCACAAAGGGTGATGCAGCAAATGGTGCGGTATCATTTAGTAATATCCAAATTAATCTGAATACAACGGATCAGCCCCAGACAGAAACATTACGACCAATTGTATTACAAACTTCTGCAGGTGGTAAGGCTAAGGAGACCGTTGAATCTATCCGGAAAAATGCTCCATTCCAATATGCAACTCAGAACAGAATGGTTACTGCAGAGGATTATACATCATTGATCCTACGTAACTATTCTACTCTAATCGATGATATTGTATCATGGGGTGGTGAAGATGCTTTGAAACCTGAGTATGGCGCAGTATATACTTCGATTAAATTTAACGAAGACGTATCCGAGGACACTATAACTAATACTGAACAATCTATTCAGGATTTGGCTAACCAGCTTTCCATTGTATCCTTTAATCTAAGGTTTGTTGATCCTATTACCACATATATTGAAACAGATGTTTATTTCCAATTTAATAGAAACCTAACAGACCTAACACCTGCATCTACCCAAGCATCGGTAAGAAACACGGTAGAGTCATACTTCGAATCAACTACAGGTAAATTTAAACAGGCATTTAGACGTTCGCCTATGCTAACTGAAGTGGATGAGATAAGCCCAGCGATTCTATCATCCCGTGCAGATATTCGTATGCAGCAAAGGTTTACTCCTACAGCCCCAACAATCCTTTCTGTTGTAAAATCACTATTGTCTAATCCATCATCTGTTGCAAATGAAACTCTTTCCTTAATAGTGGACTTAGTAGTTGCAGGAAGATATAATGATGCTGTAAACTATATGGCAAACCAGGGTATTACAACTAATACTACAACATATAATCTTGGGAAACTCCAAGATGTTGCGAGTAACGTGTCTCAGCAGCTGCTATTCCCTGTTCCTATTGCTACAACAGACGATGACACATATATTATTACTAGTAACGAATTTGTATACAATGGCGTAAATTGTATTATTAGAAACGAATTAAGTTCGAATAATCTTCAGGTCGTATCGTCAGATGGTACAACTATCGTTAACTCTAGCATTGGTAACTTTAATTCTTCTAATGGTACTGTTACAATTAATTATTTTAACCCATCAGCTATTACTGGTGGTTTGAATTACATTAAAATCTCTGCAGTTCCTGGTAACCAGAGTGCTATCACCCCAACTAGAAACGAAGCGTTAGAGCTTGATCTATCCAGATCCCAATTTACTATTGTTTACACGGATGCGCTTAACTAATGTCAGTACATAAAGATAAGACCTTACAGGATAATAATAGGACGCTGCTGAATCTCCAAAGATCGGAGATAGAAAAAGCCCTGCCGCAGCATATCCGATCAGAGTATCCAAATATAGTTCAACTATTTGATGCATACTATGAGTGGCTAGATTCTGCAGATAACTTTGGTGGCATGATCCACCAGCTCTATAGAAACAGAGATGCTACACAGGTTCCTGATAGGTTACTAGAATTTCTAGAAGATGAATTGCTATTAGGTCAATCATACTTTGGCGGATTCCAAAATAAAAGAGAAGCTGTTAAATTTAGTAACCTACTATATAGATCAAAGGGTACTAAGTATAGCATTCAGCAGTTCTTCCGCGGGTTCTTTGGTATTGACCCAACAATTACATATCCGAAGGAGCAGATCTTTAAGGTTGGCCCAGAGATAGATTATGACCTTGACAGTATTAACTCAGGTGGACAACAAATTAAAACCGAGGCTTCTAGGATCGGTCCTGAATCTAGAAAGTATATTACTGATGATAAGCTATACCAAGTAATGTCCCTTCTGGTTAGATCCAGCATTCCGTTTGAGCAATGGAGAGACGTATATAAATTATTTGTGCACCCTGCAGGGGTTTACATTGCAGGTGAGATCCTACTTGAAATGGTTAACGTTGATCATAATAGTATACCTCACAATCCTTTGCTAGATAACAATGGTGCTATCGATTACATCCAAGATGAAAAAGGCGATGAGCTAGAAACGCTTCTATCTGCTACATTCGAAGGTGATATAGCATTTGAAGCATTTACAGATATAACTCTAATAAATAGAGGAGACGACATTATCGGTATGCAACGTCAAAGAGCCGATCAAACATTTATCGGAGTTCAAAATCTTACTATCGATTCGATTGATGCCGGTTATACTATTGAAGAGGTTCTATCTCCGAACTCAATTACAATGGACGATTCAGACACTGGTACACTTGCTTCTGCGGATGGCGTGGTCTTCTCACAAGACGATTCTGGTGGTATTGGTGTATCAACATTCGACCAACACGTCTACAGTACACTATTTGATTCAGCAAACTCTGCTGATTCTTCGAATTACCCGTTTTAACATATATAAATACTTTTAAGTTAAAAGAGAGCTAGATATGGCAAGAGAAAATATTAACACTGGCACAAGCGCTAACGATGGAACAGGCGATAGCCTACGACGCGCTGGTACAAAGATCAATAACAACTTCATAGAGTTATATGGTCTTTTGGGCGGAAATGTTGCCGGTACTACAAGATTGACAGACAGTGGATTAGACATTATTGGTACTAGCTTTAATACCAAGATCGGTGCAGTTGATCCTGCATCAGAGATCGATATCGACTTTCCGGATTCAGACGGGACTGTCCTAGTTACCACAGCTACACAAACTGTTACGAATAAAACGCTCAGTGTAGATAGTAATACGATTTCTGGTATTGCTGCTTCTAGCTTTGTACTATCTAACGGATCAGGTAATATTGACGGTTCGGCTTCACAGAAAGCTATTCCGACCGGAGCAGTTATCGGTACTACAGACACTCAAACACTATCGAATAAATCATTGGTACGTCCAAAGGTAGAACAGTGGTTGGGTGATTCATCGGGTCTTCCAGTAATCTCTTTCAATAGTCAAGCTAGTACCACAAATAGAATTAAGGTCGATAATGCTACCTCTGGATCTCCACCCGTTGTATCTGCGGTAGGATCAAGCGATACAAACATTCACCTGTATGTAGATGCAAAGGGTACGGGTTCGACTAAATCAAATAAGGTTGCTTACGGAACACCGGCTAACCTAACTACAAATAATACCGCAAATATTAGCCAATATGGTAACATCGTTTTAAATGGTAGCTCATTGACCGTAACGGTTCCGAACGGTACATTAAATGGCGAAGTAAAAATATTCACTAACATTAACGCTTCTAATGCAACAGTAGATCCTACATCATTTAACCAGGGATCAGATATTACTTTGGGGCAATATGAAACAGTAACTCTAGTATGGCACAACTCTAGCTGGTTTGTGACTGGCGGCCACGGTTATGCAATTAATCCATAGGACTTAAACAATGGTAGCAAAGATTACAGATAAATTAAAGAAACAACTGGTCCAGCAGGTGTTTGATGAACTCACTGGAGAAAAACTTGGCGACTCTGATAATTATTTCTATGTTGCTATTGGTCGTTCTCAAGAATGGGATGATGAACAGAATCCGGACGTTCCGTTTCCTCATGATAGAGAAGAGAAACTGTTTAGATACAATATGCAGTCTATTAAAGCTGTTCAGGCTTTCTCATATGTTGTACCATTAGAAGAAACAAAAGACTGGTCCAGCGGTTCAGTATATGCAGCTTACAGTGATGCCTCTACAGGTCAATCCGCTAACTATTATGTTAGAACAGAGGATAACAACGTATATGTTTGTATTCGACAAGGTAAAGAAGGTAATGGTGCAGCTAGATCGTCAGTTGATAAGCCAGACCATACTGATACCACACTCATAGCTGAGCTAAATGATGGATATATTTGGAAATATCTTTATACAATTTCAACAGCTGATGGTAACAGCTTCCTAACATCAAACTTTATGCCAGTTAAATACGTAGACTCTGCAGACGCTACAGACCCATACTTCGGTCAATACACTATCCAGAACGCAGCAGTACCTGGACAAATTGTAGGATATAGAGTTATAACTGCTGGATCCGGATATAGTACATCAGATACTGTTACAATCACCGGTAATGGATCGGGCGCGACTGGACACGTAATCCCAGATGGATCTGGTGGTATTGCTGCTGTTGAGATCGGGGACAGTGCAAGAGCTGGTACAACTGGGTTTGGTGATTTAAGCTTATATATGGGGAGCGGATATTCACAGGCAGACGTTTCTATATCCGGCGGATCTGGTGGTAAAGTAGTGCCAGTATTCGGACCAAGAGCAGGACTAGGTGCTGATCCCAGAGACGACCTAAGATCCACTGCTCTTATGTTTAATGTTAAGCTTCAAGAAGCAGATGAAGAAGCTAATGGTGGGAAGTTCCAAACTGGTAATGACTATCGTCAAGTTGGTATATGGAAAAACCCACTTCAATATGGAAGCTCTAGTCAATTTACCGGGACGTCCGCAACAACAGTTAGTAAGTTAAAACTAGTAAGTACACCGGCAACACCTATTACTTACGAGGACACTACAACGGCTACGGGAAGTACTAGTACAGCAACAGCATATATAGATTATGCAGCGGATTCGGATATTTGGATTCACCAGACTGAAGAAACCGGATTTAAAGATTTTCAAGTGGCAGATACACTTTCACTAGATCCCGTTCAAACTGGTGTAGGAACACTTACTATCGATACAATTGAAGATCCTGAGGTAGATATTTTCTCTGGCGATGTATTATACATCAGTAATATTTCGGCTACTATTCGAAACACTGCAGGCTCGGAAGACCTAAAAGTTATTGTAAAGCTCTAAGGATAGAAAATGGCAACGAATTTAAATAACACTACATTCTTATCTGAATATAACGATGATTATAGAGATAGCGATCATTACCACCGTATCCTTTTCAATAATGGTAGAGCTTTGCAAGCCAGAGAGCTTACACAGTCCCAGACTATTATCCAGAAAGAATTAGAGAGACTTGCTAAGTTCATTGTTACTGAAGGCTCAATCTTTAATGCGGGTACAAACATCGCAGCAGGATCCGAATCTCAGGCATTTACATATTTAATCGTAGACAGCTTACCTACAAACTACTCTGAACTAATCGGTACTGAAATTGATAACGGTGACCTTTATGCTGAGGTGAAAAAGGTTATTCCTGCTAATACTGATGATGGTGATGCCAATAACGTTATCATTGTAAGAATGACTAGAGGTAAGACTGGTGGATCAGATCCGAATGTGGATACTTCAGTGACTGCTTCATTTGCCTTAGGTGATACCCTTGATACTGTTTTAGGAAATAGTACTCTTACTATTAAATCAGACGCGGGATCTATTGGATCATCAGCTCTGGTAGAGGTACCCACATTTAATACGTATGCCGGTGGGCACCTACTATTCGTAGAAGCACAATCTATTGTTATCGGCAAATATACCGCTACCCCAACTGTTAAGGTTGGATTTAAACTGAAGCAAGAGATCATAACTTCTTCTGATAATATTGCGCTATATGATAACTCCGGTGCTACGCCTAACCTTACATCACCTGGTGCCGATCGTCTAAAAATCACTATGATCCTGACCACTGAAGATGATGTTGCAGCCGGAGAAACTTTCTACGAGCTTTATGATATCATTAATGGCGTTGCAGAATTAACTAATGATTCGAATAAAATCCTAGCAGAGCTCGGCGGGATTATTAATGAAAGAACCAGAAGTATTTCTGGCGACTTTATTGAGCAACAAGCCGGCGGAAGTCTAGGACTAACTATCAATGAAGATAGTGCTGATGATAAGTATCTCTCATTCGAGATCGAACCGGGCACTGCGTTCGTAAATGGTAGAAGAATTACTAGAAATTCCCCCAGCTTTATTAGGGTGGCTAAGCCTAGAAGCCTGGAATTTACAGGTACATATGAAGATGTTCTGACAAAAAGTAATGAATCAGTAAATGCCAAGTACGGTAACTACTTCCTTGCTGCTTCAGCTGATACATTAGGTATGGTGGATCTAGTGGATACACTAGGAACAGTAAATCTATATCCTAATACATCTTCAGCATTTGATTTTAATACAACACATTCATATGGTACGGCAAGAGTTAGAAACGTAGACAAAGTTGGTGACTTCTATAGAATCCACGTATTCGATCTAAATCTAGATTCTGACGGTCAAATGAATGGCACACCAGCAAGTATTAAGGCTGTTAGAAGTATCGGTGTTGATTCAGGTAACTTTGCAATCCTTAGTGATTTCAACGGCGACTTCGACATTATTGATAGAGATGATAACACGTTATTATTTGGCCTATCAGGAGCTAGGGTTCAGGATATTCAGGCATTCACTACAGATGTAGCTAGAGTGGATACTGGGACCGTAGTTGCCGGATCCGTCACATTTAACCTAACTGGTTTAAGTGATGGCACATTACAAAAGTATGAGGATTGGATCATTGCTTATGATAGTGGTGGACAGCTATACACTAATCCAACTATTTCTTCGGGAGGCGTAGGTAATACAAGTGTTACCTTTACAGGTCTACCGGAAAATAAACCAGTTCATGCACTATTGTATACTAGTGAAACTGCTCAGTTAAAGACTAAAACAATTACACCGACTGTTGCTTCAGGTAACTGGTATGAGGATTCAAACCTATCCCTAACTAATGGCGAAGTAAGTCTAGCTAAGTCAGACATTTATAGATTTAATAAAGTTTATGATGATACTACCAACGCTGATATTACATATAAATTTATCTTTGATAATGGTCAAA